ATCCTGACTTTCTTCTTCTGCCTTTATCTTTAGAGCCAAATGGACGCCCTAACTTGATTCCGTCTTTCCTTGCACGATTCAGCCCTGAGTTTATTCTTGATATCGTGAGTTCTCTCTCGTATTCTGCGAGAATCATAAGCATATGTAAAAACATTCTGCCTTCGGGTGTTGTTGTGTTTATTGCCTGAGTTACTGAGATAAAATTTATTTTCTTTATCTCAAATTCTTCAAAGAGTTTAACAAGATGGCTTAAACTTCTGCCTATTCTATCCAATTTATAGACGATAATACAGCCAAACCTTCTTCTTCTCATATCTTTTAAAAGATTATCAAACTCAGGACGGCTTTCTTTCTTTCCTGATTCCCCTATATCTGAATATTCTTTAAAGATTTCTATGTTTTCTTTCTGACAATATTCTCTAACTGCATTCTGTTGCATTCCTATGTCTTGTTTGTCTCTTGTGCTGACTCTGTAATAAATGGCTGTTTTCATTTTTCTTCTTGTTCTTCTAAAATCTTTTGAATTCTTTTAGATTCACGCAAACAAGTGAGCCTAATGAATGCAGAAAGACTTAAACCTGATTTTTTTGAGGCTTCTTGAAGAATTATTTTCTCTCTGTTTGTTAATTGAATTTGAATGTTTGTTTTTATGTTTGATTCTCTTTCTTTTCTTTCTTCCTCTGCTTTTTGAAATGAATTTTCAGAGCCTAAATAGAGTTCATCACTCCTTTTTTCCCTGTTTCCGATTCCAAACATCCCCATTTTATTATAAATAAACCATCCCTATAAACAATAGAGTTCATCACTCCTTTTTTCCCTGTTTCCGATTCCAAACATCCCCATTTTATTATAAATAAACCATCCCTATAAACAATTACCTCAAAATCCAAAGTAAATAATGTTTATATATGTTTGTTTAGTGAAATTAAGCGAAAAAAGAGTGTTTTTAGTGAAGATTTAATGAAGAATGATGTAAAATATGTAAAATTTAATAGATTTTTAATGAAAAACAACCATTTTTAAGACAGAATCAGGCTCAAAATACACCCATCCCTCTTTTTTGTTCTCTCTTTGCCCACTTTCTCTCTTATTTTAAGGGTTTTTAGCCTACCTAATGATGCTTATGATGGTTATGATGCACTATTTCATACCATCAAAACCTCAATTTAGACACTTTAACATCAATACCATCAATACCATCAATACCATCAATACCATCAATACCATCAATACCTACCCCCTACTAAATTACTCATAATTAGGCAGAATAAAGGGTTTTTTGTCCTTAAACTCTTCAGAAAGAACATAATTAGTTTTAATGTTATTGAAAACATCTCTCTCAGTCAATTCATTAAGAATCTCTGTTAAAACAAGATGATTCAAATGAGGATAAAGGTTTCTTAGAGTTATTACCCCACCTATTTCATTATGAATCTGTTTTGCAGATAAAGGTTTTTCAGACTTTTCCAAAGCCTTAACTATTCTATCATCAATATCCTTCAAAGGCACACTTGCAGAAGAAGAAAAAGCATTCATAAAAACATCTTTGGCTCTGTCATAATCTCTTGGCTCTGCGATAAGAGTCTCTGAGTCTTGCTTATCTCTTTGGAATTGATGAAGAACACAAACAGCCCTAACAAAATCTAAAAGTCTTTGGAAGTCTCTCCTATATCTCACTTTGTTTATTGGAAAAACTTTAAGAATAAAATTAAAAAGTTCTTTAGGAATTTCAACACTATACATTTTTTCTTGTGAAATTGCTTTAAGAACTTTCTCAGAATAGTTTTCTTTCTCTCTTATGAATGTTCTTCTTGTCTGCTCTTCACTCAAATCCATTTTTACAATATTAAACCTATTTCTTGTTTCTTCTGTCGGTAATGTCGTGGCTGATGTTGTAAAAACGCAAGGATGCCCTCTAATCTCTTTAACATCAATACTCCCCCCCTTTTGTCTTGTTATAGCAATCTTAGAAATCTCTTCTTCCCCCGAAGTAAATTCTCTCATAACTTCATTATTAAGAATCTCGTCAGTAATTTCTTTGAGATAAATTATTTTTCCATCATAATTATAGTTAGGCTCGTTATCTAAAGAATGAAGATAATTTAATGCTCTTGCTGAGATTCTTCCATAAGTCTCATAATCCTCTCGTGGAAATAATTTTAAAACACTTCCCACGCAGTTATCCTTTCCTGAACTTGATTTATCTAAAACAAGAACATTAAAGGAATAAGGATTTTTGTTTTTAACTTTTCTTCCGATAGCACATAAAAAAAGAATCTCTTTGGCTTGAATATCCCCCTTATGCTTTTTGTCTAATTCATCTAAAACTATCTCATCCCAAAGATTAGGAAATGTTAATAATGTCTCAGTCTCAGCGTCCATTATTGTTTTAAGAAATAAAAAGAGATTATGAGAAGGCTCTGTTCTGGCTTCTATTTTATACCATTATTCCAGATATAATCAAAGCCTTCCCGAATCTTTACCGAGATATGAATGCAAACAAACTTTATAATTTTTTCTAATTAAGAACTCTTTGGTAAAGATTCACTCTCTTTTATTATTTATTTCTTTTCACCCCCTTACATTTTGTTTCTAAATGAACTCTGAGATTATGTTCAACCTGACTCTCAGAAAGCCCTTTTATTGCTCTCTTACATTTAGGACATTCTTTAGAATATTGAATCATCTCTCTTTGAATCATCACTTCCTTCATATACTCTCTATATACAGAGAGTATATATATCTTCCTATTCCCTTAAATAAGGCTTTTTATCGTCTATGATGAAGAAAACAGCCTCATAGGAAGCCCTACAATCAATTTAAATTAAGAAGTTGGTGTATTCTTCAGCCCTTTATTTCACCATATCATAATCTCAAAGGAAACAAACAAAAGAATCAAAACAACCAATTCTATACGCCATAATTTAAGCCATAAATTCAGATTCATTTTAGTCTCAGTTTAGTCTCAGTCTCAATTAACTTCTGAGACTTGAGACTGCTCAAATATCTATAAAAAGAGGCTTTTGAGCATAATTTTCTCTCATAAACAATTATATCAAATGTCTCTTGTGTCGTATGAGAATCTATCAATTTAACGATTTCAGCCATTATAAGAGACTTTTTATTGTTCCTAATCCTTTGTATCAGTTTAGTCTCAAAATTGCCCTGAGACTTCTGTGAGACTTGCTTGAGACTGCCCTGAGACTGAGACTGAGTTTTACCTGATAAAATCAAATAAGAGCCTTCTAATGTGGCTATCTTTAAAGAATTGCCCTCAACCTTTTCTTTTAGTTTTTCAATTCTCTCATCTCTTTCTTTAAAAGATTCTTTTATCTTTTCAAACTCTTTTTGCACTTCCTTTTTTGTCGGAATCAACCACATAAGATTACAGAAGAAAACCACATTAAAAAACTTTTCTGATAAACAAACAACTGATTCTTTATTTTGCTTTTCTATGAGGGATTAAGACTCATTTTTATGGGTATAGATTGTTTAGCCCAACGATTATAATATCCTGACTTTCTTCTTCTGCCTTTATCTTTAGAGCCAAATGGACGCCCTAACTTGATTCCGTCTTTCCTTGCACGATTCAGCCCTGAGTTTATTCTTGATATCGTGAGTTCTCTCTCGTATTCTGC